CGTTCAATGTAGTTGTACTGATTGTACCAGTAAACAATACCGAGTTAACCGCAGTAATATAAACACCGCTAGTGGCAGTTAATGCACCGCCAGTTAATACCATACCTATAGCAAACGTACCTGTTACACTACCTGTTGGAGTGAATACTGTACCAGCCGCTGGGCTTGCCGCACCGTTACCAACGATACCAGTTGTTGCACTTGCAGTCGATGTTAATGTTGCGCTTAGTGATGTTGTTTGACTTACTGACGTAAAGACAATACTTTCTCCAACTGACAACCCACTTGTAGAATTTAATGTAGCTAAATTTCCGCTAGCACTAGTCGCTGTTAGTAATGCACTGGTAGTAGTAACTACAGATGGGATAAAACTTGAACCAACTGACAATCCAGTAGTACCGCTTAGTGTAACCGAATTATCAGCACTTGCTGTAGATATAACAGTTGGATTTTGTGTAACCGCAGTAAACACAATTGGTTGATTTACTACAAGACCTGTTGTAGAACTTAGTGTTAGCAAACCGCCGGCTGCTGTAGTAGCAGTCAATGTTGGAGTTTGTATTACATTTGTAAACACAATTGGCTCGCCAACAACTAGTCCATTTACTGTACTTAACGTTAGATAGTTTCCAGTAGCAGTTGTAGCAGTTAGCAAATCGCTTTGTGTAACTGCCGTAAAGATAATACTTCTGCCTACAACTAATCCAGCAGTAGAAGCTAATGTTAACAAGCCACCGCTAGCACTAGTGGCAGTTAGTGTAGTATTTTGAACACTATTAGCTGTAAACTGAATAGGCATTCCGCTAGTCAAGCCAGCAAAACTAGATACTGTTACAGTATTGTTAGTTGCCGATGTTGATGTTGCAGTAGTAGAATATACTCCTGTAAGCTGAGCATATCCATTATATAATGGATTACTATTGTTAGATACAGAATAATATGTACCAGCAGCCGGAATATTAGCCAATGACACGTTCAGTGAAGCTAGGTAAGGACCAGATCCAGTTAAACTGTTAAAGCCAACAACTGATGTAGTAGTTCCACCAGTGAAGCTTCCAGGAGCAGTTGGATATGCTAGTGTGACCTGACTAGTTATAACACCTGCATTAATAATGTTATTGGTTGTCGGGTTGCTAGATAGTACAGGACTTAATACACCGTCGCCATAGCTAAGTGTAATAGTTGGATTACTTGTATATCCGTAACCTGGACTTACTACGGTAACTGAAGCGATAGATCCGTTTGAAACAGTACATGTCGCAATAGCTTGGTTAATTGCGCCGCCACCACTGATAGTGATAGTAGGAGCAATACCACTGCCATATTGCGTACCAGCATTAGTAATACTGATACCGCTTAGTGTAGCAACCAATGTACTGGTTACTGATGCACCAGAAGGTAACCAGCATGCTGGGCTAACAATGAATGTATTGTTGTTAGTATTAATACTTTGAATAATTGTACTTGGTTGAACAACAGCTCCAGAGCTGAGACTTGTAACAACCATGCCTACGCTTAGACCTGCAACACTAGATACTGTAATTTGTGTTTGATTCTTGACACTTAAAATTTGATATGTGCCATTATAAGTGCTGTTGCTTTGGCCAGACACAGTCAAATAACTGTCTGCTAAAGGTAAAGCAGTTCTAAATGGAACATTAAATGTTACCGCAGTATAAGTTGTACCTGTAGGGCCAGCGGCACTACTAGCATAAGTCATTGCATTTACAGCAGTACCGTCAGCACTATTATTATAAACGCTGTTAGGATCAATAGTTATGTAACCGTTAGACGCAACACCAAATGTAATTGTTCCGCTCGGAGTTCCGTTAGCCGCTTTACTTAATGTTATAGTTGCAGTGAATGAACTGACACCGGTAAGATTAACACTAGAAACAGTTTGTGTGCCATCAAAGCCTGTACCTGTTACAATTTGTCCTTGACTAATTGAACCTGATACGCTAGTTACAACTAGTGTATAAACACCATTATTAGAAGTGTAAGTACTGTATATACCAGTGGCAATAAATGTTGGAACGGTATAACTGATAACACGATGTACTCGCCCACCCCAACCTGTTACATATATGCCTTTGTTGATTTGGTCTATAGTTGATTGCAAACTAATTTGTAATACAGCAATTTTATTGTCACCAACTCGACTACCTTGAGTCTTAGTTCCATCGGCTGGATCAGGTTGAGTGATGTTAGTTGAATCTGTTGTAAATCTATAGTAGTTAAAACTAGCATCAGCTTGCAAAATTGCAGTATTAGCTGGTAACGGCTCGCCTGTTGAGTCTGTTAAGTTATAGGCAATAATACGATAAATGTCGCCTAAGTTGTCGCTATATTGTACAGCAGTACTTGGACGTGTTGGCTTAACGTTACTGATGTTATAGAATTTAATATTCTGGTTAACACGAAGAATTACTTGTTGACCATCATATAATGCATAGGCTAGACCTGTAGTAATTGTACTATTGGTACCAGCAGTACTTAGATTAATTTGTAAGACGTTTTGTCCGTTGATAGTAACCGCAGTATGAGTCACAGTACTAACTAGGTAACGAACAATAGTGCCACCACTTGCTGAGTGGTCAATTTCTAATTCAGCATTGTTCGGAGGAATATATTCCCAACCAATAACATAAACAGCCAATGCTTGAGTATTGGCAGTCGGAGTCATCAAGCTGGCAAATAGTCCTTGCTTGTATACACGGGCAACCTGCACCATGTCGTAGGCCAAATTAACAGCATTAGGTAATTCAGTTACATCATAGCCACTTGCTCGCATACCATAGTTACCGTGAGCATTTGAACCGCCGATACTACGAATTTGTCCACCATTGTTAGACCAATAGTGTGTATGGCAATAGTAACTAAATGTACTAACTTGTTCGCTAGCCGCACCGTTAGTAGCAACAATAGCGTAACCTAAATCGTTAATCATAGCAAAGTCGTTAGCCAACATACTACGATTACCGCCCATTTCAATATTAACATTAATATTGGCACCAGCATTTAGGAAAGTAACAGCTGAACTTTGAATAGTAGTTTTGTTAGATTGAATTAATGCTCTGTCATTCTTTACTAAGTTGTAACTAGCATTTGAAGGCAACGTTGGAATAGTTCTAGTAGTACCTGTTGCTACTCCGTTGAATGCACCGTCTGCAACATAATCAACTAGGATGTTGTTTAAATTAGTTAGTGCTGTAGCTTCTGTACTAGTAGCTGGCGATAAATTAGTTACCTGTGATAATAAATTACCACCACTAGTTGTTACTAACGTGTTTTGAACTACTTGAGTTAAGATAGTACCTAATCTTACCAACGCCGCTGTGTAGTAAGTTTCTTGACCTAAGATCTGACTTACGCTATTAACCCAATAAGATTGTGCGGCATCGTATGTACTAGTATTACCGCCGTATAAGAAGTCATATGTTAGTGCATCAATGAAATAACCAAAGTTTCTACTAAAGGTAACTGCATTATAATTAAAAATTGCTCGAGTACTATAGTTAGCTGCCAACCATGCTACAATTTCTGATCTTATAAATGCCTTGTTAGCAATTAAGATTGCCACCGCGTTACTAACATTTGTACTGGTTCCAGTTGGTATTGGGAAAGTTAATGTAGGAACTGCTTGCAAACCATTAGTAATGATATTGTTTATAGTTAATGTGTTAGCAGATATAATTGCTTTTGACGAGGCAGACACTACTGCGGTAACTGTACCAAGTGCAGTTTTTGTATAAGATCCAGTTAGTGCATATTGAACAGTTGTAACTGTACAATTTGTTACAACAAACGTTCCATTAAATGCGCTAGGTGCAAACCCAGCAACAGTAATAGAAGAACCTATTGCGTAAGGAGCAGATCCTTGTGTTGCAAATGTTATTGTTGCAGTACCACCAGTAGCAACAGCATTAGTACCCGTTAATACAGTGCCTCTAGTTGAATTCATCGATTGTGCAGTTTGACTTATGCCAGACTCTAAGAATAATTGTTGAATACCTGCAACAGTATTAGCTGCCTGTAAATAATACAATCCTGCACTAATAGTCTTATAATTTGATCCAAATACTAAATCATATGTTAGTGCATCAATCTTATTAGCCATGTCTCCGGAGAAACTTGGAATAGTGCCGTTAGCTACAGTATTATAGAATAATGCAGTATTAAATGGTGTGCTGATATCCAAAGTAAGAACAACTGTACCATTTATAACGTTACCACTGCCGTCTGTTCCTTGTGAATAGCTGACAACGTCGTTTACTTGATAACGATTACCTTGAACATAATAAACACACGGTACTTGTGGAGCACGTACATCAAGTCCACTGTTAATACCACCAGTTACTGTTATAGTTACACCGCTATCGGCTACGTTAGTAATGTTACCGAATAGTCTTCCAGTAAATCCATCAACAAACTGTCCGCCAGCAAAACGTTTAGTATTTGTACTTTGTGTGAAACTTGCACACACTTGTCCGTAAGGCGATTTAGTTTTTACTTGACCTTCTGGATCAAGTACCATTGCAAAGCCACCGTGACCTTGGAATGTTAAATTACTAACTCTTGTCGCATCATTACATAACAATACGTCGATAAGTTTGTTGTTTAATGCAGGACTTGTAATGTCTAATGGGTTAGACAAATAGTGTCGTCCGTAGTCATACGTTCCATACAAGTGCCAATTGCCTGCCGCATAAGTAGTCTTGCTGGCAAATGGATATATTACTGTACAGTTCATTGTATTACCGCTAACGCTAGTAATAACAGCTTGACCTGGAGTTGGACTAGCATTGTCGATTAGTAACTTACCAATCCAGCTAGGTTGTGCTTGTCCAGAACTTAAAGTAGCTACAATAGAATTATTAGTTCCGCTGATAGTTAATGGAGAAGAGCTTGCATAATCGGTTGTGTAGTTTACAAGACCAATTAGGTTGGCATCAATCACACTGTCTCTAAAGAAGAATATTTTACGCCACGGACTTAAACTGATTCTATCAAGAGGTCGTATAATAGTTCTACGGAATTCATCACCTTTGATACTACAGTTGGTCGGTAATCGAATTGGATAATCTTCGTAGTAAATACCACTTTCTACAAAAATTGTTATGTTAAGATCCTTAACAGTTTCACCAAAATCTAATTGTTCACCGACTCTAAAGAAACCAGGACGAGTCAATCGTACCTGAATAGTATCTTGTCCAGATAAATTATTTGGAAGATATTTAACAATAAGTCCGCCTGCTCCACTAGTAGCACCTAGTAAAATCTTAGCAGGAATAATGTGAGTATCGCCAGGGGCACCTTGGTCAACATAGCCATTACCGCCGTTGTCAAAGTTAATATTGTAAATTCCTGTTCCAAAACTAACTGTAGGAACTGCACCAAGACCGTTAGTAATGATATTCAATACTGTGGTCATGTTGGCAGTAAATGTACTAATTGCGCCGGCACTTGGCACGATTGGGTTAATTTGCCCAATAGAATTAGCTGAGCCAGCCGCAATCGTACTTGATAAAGTTACTGATGTTGTAGTGCATCCAGTAACAGTAAATATTCCGTTGTAAGTGCTAGGAGTAAATCCAGTTAGATAGATAATTGAATTATTACTGAACGGAGGTGTAGCTTGTGCTGGAAAAGTTAATGTTGTACTAGTGCCAGCTGATACCGCAGTATATATTGTTGAAATAGCAGATCCGCTACTGAATACTTGGCCATATAAATCTTGGAAACGAGTTTGAGTAGTTTGATTAAGAACTTGAATACCCAAGGCCTTGGCAAATGCAATACCGTCTACAGTTTCTGTTAACTGAGTTCCAATAGCAATAGATTTAGCAGATGCATTTTTATAATAGCTCTTACCTGCATTGACTGTTTGGTAATTACCACCACTAAGGATATCAATGGCCATAGCATCAATGATATAACCTATATCTCGATAACATGTTGTTTCGTTATAACTAAATCCACCTTTATATGTAGAAGATAGATGATTGTTTACTGCCGTAACTATTGATGATTTATTAGCAACTAGGATTCCACGTGCTGAAAGTTTAGCAGAATCGTAACCAGTCAATGAAGGATTAATCGGTGTAGTGCTAGTATTTGAACCAATGAATGCTAGCATACCATTAAACAATGAATTAATAGCTGTAGACGCACCAGAGCCATCGACCCAAGCTGAATTGTTTACTTGGCTAGTAGATGAGTAAGTTGGACTAACAGTAATATTACTACATACAATAGGTACGATTGTTTGTAAGTGTGCTATTGCGGCAAGTTGGATTGTTAGCTCACCCGAAGATAAAATACTAGTACCAGCTGAATTTCTATATTGTGCTGATGCATACAAAGTTGCTAAGTTTCCGCCATAAGTTATATCGTAACATACAGCTTCAATTAGATACTGCATATGACGTTTAAATGAGCTAACTCCGTCAGCTGGCACAAAACTAGGATACTGAGCAATAGCCCAAGCATAAGTTTCTTCAGATAAGAATGTTATGTTGGCCAAAGCTGCCGCTCTTGCATGCGTGAACGATACTGACAAGCCTGCTGGACTAGTGTAAGTCGGAGTAGCTCTACTAGCAATACCATTAGTTAGTATGCTTGTTATCAAACTAAACAAATTATTAATAATAGTGTTAACGGCACTGTTGTTAATGATTGAGAATGAACCGTTAGTGTTGATATAAGTTACAGCACCTTGTTCAAGGATTGTTTTTTCAGCAGGGTCTGTAAATTGTGCTCTAGCATCATGCAAGCTACCTGAACTAGGAACAGTTGGATATGTTACACTAGGTGTAGGAGTACTTGAGCTTCCAACAATTCCTGCAATGGTTGCAATGTTGGAACTGATGCTACTAGAAGATACACTACCGCCAGTTAAGGTAGTATTTGTGTATTGTAAGAAACTAGTTTGATATAAAATAGAAGGACCACTACTTGTAATAACAGCTTGTGCCAATGTATTAATATAATTGATAGCCGCTACTGTTGCTGACTGCTCGTTGCTTGCTACTTGTAAATAATTGTTTTTCCAATATTGCAATCCAGCATACACACTTTGACTGTTTCCGCCATACATCAAATCATAAACTAAACTCCAAACAATGTACTTGACATCGCGCTGACAAGTTGTGGCACTATAAATTAAATCAGGATAATTAGATTTTAAGAAAGCAACAATTTCTGCTTGGATAAAACTAATATTGTTTAACAATAATGTCTTGGCATTGCCTTGTCCAGTACTTGTAGTACTTTGAGATGGAAAACTTACTGCTGGGATTGTACCAGTAGTAATTACAGCTTCAATTACAGCTAGACTTGCTTCCAATGTAGCAACAATACTACTTGAATTTGAAATGCTAGACAAATTAGTAATAGTTGTAACCATGTCTGCTAATGCCGCAATAATTTCTGCATTAGTCAAGCCAGTGTTATATCCGCTAAACGCCAAGCCTACTTGAATAGATTGATAATTTCCGCCAAATACTAAATCGTAGCCTAGTGCATCGATCACTGCTCCGATGTAGTTTTCAGTATTGCCAACATTATAACTGTAAGTTGCAATGATACCATTTGCATAAGTGATGCCATCTATCAACTGAGTTAGTTGGTTAGTGATGATATTACTATTAACAGGGTTAAACAATGTGGCCGCTACACTAGCACTATTATGTGTAGTGTTGAAAACCAAGTCGTAGCCAACACCGTCTATGATAGAACCGATAATATTTGAATATGCAACGGTATCCAATGTAAATGTATTAACATACTTTTTATTCAAGTAAGCAATAGTTTCATTTTGGATAAAAGTCTTATTAGCTTCTAGTAAATCGGATGCATCCTGATATCCAGTAGTTCCGCTATTACCGCCAACTAACTGAACACTCTGAATGGTGCTAAAAGTTTGTGATTGATTTCCGACAGAACTAGTCCAAGCAATACGTTGCTTGTAAGGACCAGGTTCAATACCTGCTAAGTCAATTAAGTTACTAGCTTGTAAAGCTGCCGCACCGACAGTTTTATAAGCATACTGCCAATAACGTCCTTGCTTACCAGCTGGAGTTTTTGTTTGTGCATCATCACCACTGGTAGTACTAACGAGCAAGTTAATATTACTACTGTAAGTGTTGTTATCTACATAGTATTTTGTAGCGGCTTGCAAATCGCTAGAACCGTTAGGAGTTCCTGCGCCTGCTAATGGGCTCGGATGGTCACTAAGAGTTAATGCACCAGTCATTGTATCGCCGCCGCGGTACACAACGTCTTTACGTTGCATAGCTTCAGTGCTTACATAGTTACTGGTTAATGTTGGGTCAAAATCTGGATCAGTTGTTTGCGGTACATTTGGCTGATTTCTAGGTTTAAATGCACCAGATACTAGACCATTAGTTGCTTGAACATAGTGAGTATCGGCATAGCCTTTAGTAACAGGTAACTGTTCTAGAGTAGTTTGAACTCCTAAGCTAGCATAAGCCGCATTAAATTGACTAACTAATGTTGGACTAGGATCGCTTAAACGGCCAATAGTATATAGGTTTGCGTTTAAACTTTGTCCTAAACTTGGCTTGTTTTGATTAATCAGCAAGCTGGCAGTAGCACTAATAGTAACAGAACTATTGTTGCTAGTGTCAATAATAACACCTGCACCTGGTACTAGTGTTCTTGCAGTAAGCGCAGTACCAGTACCATTGGACATAATAACTTGGCTACTACCATAGCTATTTGGAGCATCTGATAAGCTGGTAAATTTAATTGTACCACCAGCGCCAAAAATGGCATATAGTTCTGTAAAGTTATTGTTAACTTTTCTAAAACTTTCGCGAATACTATCGCCTGTACCGTCGTTACCTTGTACGCCAATATCAACTATTAATTGTGTCATTGTTTAAACTCCAAAGCTAGAACCGCATCCGCAAGTTGTAGTTGCGTTAGGATTCTTTATGCTGAATGAACTACCTTGTAGGTCTTCTTTATAATCTATTTCTGCACCTGTTAGATATTGCATACTCATGCTATCTACAAGTACTTTATATTCGTCTAGAGGAACTTCAAAATCGTCCTCGTTTACTTCATCGTCAAACGTAAATCCGTATGAAAATCCACTGCATCCGCCACCCTGGACAAATGTACGTAAAGATAGTTTGGGATTGTTTTCTTCAAGGAGTAGGTCCTTGATTTTTGCTTTTGCTGACTCAGAGATTGTAATCATGATTGCCCTCGATATGATATTTATCAAAGGCTTTTTATAACCTTAATGTAAATACAATCATGTATCTAACTATTGAATCTCAACAAACACAGTATGTACGCACCAGCAAGCGTGGTAAGCACCACACTTATATGCGTAAGAAAGCGGTATTGGTTTTTAAATGCGACTCTTGCCAGGGAATATTTAAACGTGATAAAGGCAACATGGATCCTAAACGATTAAACAATAACTACTATCATGTGTGTGGCGATTGTGATGCTAAGAAGTTTGCCCAAGAAAAAGGCGTGGAAGCACGTAGAGTATGGGATATGCCAGTAAGTAGTCTTAAGACACTAGACCAGTTTTAATACAAAATTCCAGAATATA